AAAGCAGAGTGGATAATCATATTGCCGCCAGAAGACGCGTCCATAATGCCGATCCAGCCCACCGTTCCCCAGTTGCCACCGCTTGCCGCAGGAAACTCAATCGACGCAGAGTTTGATGCAGTGTCGCCAGTTACTGTGAATGCAGCAACCTTGCGGGTGTAGCCGTTACCAGAAACCTCTGTGCCAGCAGCGCCGGTATCTGTGGGATCAGATGTGAACAGGCCAATGTACCAAGCTGTAGGGCGCGTTACGCTGTCGGTGGTTAACAAATACTTCAGCGTACTTGTCTCAAATGCATTTGTTAAAGACATGGATTTCTCCGTTAGATATATCTAGGTGAACCATACACCATTTTCAGATCAGTAACTAGTAACGCGCATTCTAAGGCCGGAACCAGCAAATCGCGTGTCATCGGACGCCTTTTGCAGCGACTGCAACGCCGCCGCGTAAAGCGCAGCCCAAGTCTGCGTGCGGGCGTCATCCTGCAAATACGGTGCCGACTGAATAAGCGTGCCATACAAATAAACGTCTGGCGCGTCCAGCAGCAGCCAGTTGGATGCGTTGCTATCGCTCAGCGCGGGCGTCTTAGCGTAATATTGCAGCTGCATCGTGTAGTCAGCATCAGGCGTCGGGAACACCTCAATCGTATCGCCAATGTTTGCGTAAAACTTTGGCCGACCAGACGCATCCGCTGTCTTCTGCCGATACTCCAGCATGTCATCACGCGAAACCAGCTCAAGGCGATACGTGTTGCCGGACGTGATGCTGAACCTGACAGTCTCCATCCAATCCGTAGGCATCTGCACGTATCTGCTATCAAGCGTGGCATCTGCGCGCTCGATCATCTTGTAATGCCGCAAGTCACGATTGATGCCAGCCTCTGCCAGCGAAATAAAATCAGGGATGACAGACGTCAGATCATCGCGGTTTAGCCAGCTGGCTACTGACGTCTTTAGATCCGTGTATGTTGAAATAGCCATTAGTCTAACAATCCTCTGCCAATAGGTTTTCGCCCTTGAGACGAAACATCTACTAAGTTTTGACCAGCCCGCAAGCTGCTTATAATTTGCTGATTTGGTGAAAATTCTGCTGTATCCAGAGGAAAGCCTTTTGGGTTGTCAGGGTTGGCTCTTGCTTGAACATTACGCGCTTCAACCTCTCCGGCCTCACGCAAATAAGCGTCAATTGCGTTTAAACTTTGAACCTCCCTTGCTCTATTTACCAATTCCCTAAAGCCAAACGCCCCAGCTCTGTGTTTTTCAATTTTACGCTCAATGCGTTTTATTGCGTTCTTAACATCTTTGGGTGTGTCAAAATTACGGCGAGCAGCATTATACAAATCTTTTTCAAAATCGGTCATTTCAGACAATCTAAAATCACGCAATTGAGCAGAAGCTGATGCAATCCAATTGTCACGGGCAACCCCAGAGCGCTTAGGCATTGGGCCTAAATTATCTACAATTTTATTACCGTACTTATACCAATCTTGAAGGCGCGTCACTTCTGCGGGTTTAGCCCTTCCCTCAATCGCCTTTCTTGAAAGGCTGTTTAATTTATCAATGTATTCAACCTGATACAAAGGCTTAATCTGATCGTATTGGTTGTTGAACGAGTCATATTGATACCGCATGTTTTTGGCGTCTGATGAGGAAAATAAATTGTCAGAAAATTCTTTAGCCTGCGTTTTTGAGTAATCATCAGTAGGGCTTGAGCCGCCGCTAAAACCTTCACGATTTTGCACCGCATGTTGAGCTTCGTGCAGCAAGATAGACCGCATTTTCTCTGGGTCATTCATCGCCAATGAAATTCTTTGGTTAGACGGTGAGAATGTTCCACCGGCACCATCCATATCTTTAGGCTGCTTGAAATCAACAGGCATCCCACGCATTGATGGATACAACTCGTAAAGCTCTGGATGGGTTAAGTAGTCCTCTAATCGCATGGCTGTATTAGGTGAAGGGGCTTTTAAAACGCTTGCAGCGCTATCGTCTATCTCAAAGCGCAACTTCCCATCCGCGCCTCTAAATACGCCAGTACGCTCATAAACTTCTCTATTCTTAAATCCTTGCTCAAGCAAACTTTCAGCTTCTGCAATAGCAGATCGACGATGGTCACCTGTTCTGGCAGCGGCTCGCTTGCCAGCAAAAATGCGTGTCGTTGTAGGGTCATATTCCAAAGCTCCGCGACCTGAAGCCGCAAGAGATCCTGCGCTAACCAGCCCCGCCGTGCCAAGCGCTTCGTTTATCATGTCTTCCTGCGGGATCGTGCCGCGATATGCGGAGATCGGCGCGTCAACGGCTTTGGCAGCAGGCGAAAGCAGCCCCGCAAGCATGTTGCCAATACCTTCATACCGCAGCGTGTCGGTGCCGTACACTGGCTCCTTCGACAGCAGCCCGCCAAGCACGGGGCGGCGGCCTTCCGCAGCCAGCTCGCTGCGCTGCTGTCGGGCCATATCATACAGCGCAGAAAAGATGCTCTGCTCTTCGCGTAGGCGTCTTAACTCTTCAGCGGTCGCCATATCAGCAATCCCACGCGCGGCGCGACCAGTAATTCGCGCTCAGCTTGCTACTCTTGCCCTTGATGCCGCCGGAGCGTGCGCAGTAGGACGCCTTGCGCTTTGGCTGATCCTTCTTGATGGACATCTTTGGGTCGCCAAAGTTAACCTTCTTCACTGTGTCGCCCTCAACCGCCAGCACCTCAAACTTCTTCGGGCCACCGCGTCGCGGTTTATTCACCGCCGTGAACCCGTGGCGCTTCTTCGCGGATGCGATTTTCTCTGCTTTCGTGCGCGCCATGCTACTTCTTCTTCGCGGTTTTCGCTGACTTCTTAAACGCCTTCGCGGTAGGCGCGCCCTTGCTGCCCGCCTTGCGCATCTTCTCGCCAGACCCAGCGGCAATGCGCTTACGCTTTGCGTGGATGTTGGCATATAAACCCTTAGCCATCTAAGCTCCTTCGCCCCACTGGACGCATTGATAATCCGTTGCGCGATATGCAGGAAACATCTGCCGCGCGTATTTCAGCCCGCTTGGTATGGACTGTATGCATTGGCTCTCGCTCTGCATCACAGGGCTGCCAAACGCAAAGCATTTGCCTTCGACGCTGCAAAGCAGAAGCAGCGCCGTCCACATCACTTCTTGGTCTTCTTCTTTGCGTATGACACTTTCTTGCCAGACTTCTTGGCAGCGGCCTTGGCTTTCGCCATGCCTTTGGGCGTGTACGCGTAGTGCTTCGATCCAACTTTGGGCATCGTAACCTCCGTTATATCTTCCAGCATAATAACACTAAAACGCCAAAAAGAAACCCCGCGCGCGCAATGGGAGGAACGCGGCGGGGCCAAGTTGCGCGAGACAGGGAGGAAACTCGCTTGAGACATAGATAGCGCGAGCAATAACGCTTGTCCATGTGAAGGTAGGGTAAACTTTTTTCAGAAAAATGCAAATAGCTGCATTTAGGGGGTTGTATCTATGTTAACATTGTGTTAACTTAAGGTATAAGCAATGGAGAAAAGCAAATGAACAAATTTTCAGTTACATACCAAATTGGTGAAGCAAAAAACCCTGACACAATTTGCACACGTTTCGTGCAGGCTGATGATGCAGACATGGCTGTTGTAAAAGTTTTAGACGAAAAAACTGAAGGCGATTATCCGCTTTCGTCAATAATCATGCTGAAAGTTACAGACGTTCAACGGGTGCTATAAATCAACAGGGGCTGCGGCCCCGCAACGCTCGGGAGGGCAACATGACCAAACTAAAAATCAAATCAATTAATCACGGCGAAACCAAAGCAGACAAAAACCGCTACTGCGGCCCCGCCGTCATCAGCGCCATCACAGGCATGACCACTGGCGAGGCTGCGCGCCTGATCCGTCACGTCAGCGGACGCAAGTCAGTCACCGGCACCAGCACATGGGAAGTCAAGCGCTCCCTCGAAATGTGCGGCGTCGAAAGCACGCGCGAAAGCTTCGGCCTCGCGCTGAGCCGCAGCAAAGGCCCGACGCTGGCGGCGTGGCTCAAGCACACCGTCAAGCAGCGCACCGCCGACCGCGTGTTTCTGGTCGTAGCGGGCTGGCACTGGCAGCTTGTGCAAGGCCGCCGCATCGTGTGCGGCATCCTCGGCGATCCCACATCAATCCGCGACAAGCGCGTCAAGCGCCGTGCACGCGTCGCCGAAGTGTTCGAGCTGCAGTCGATGGGCGCGATCACCAAGCCCATGGCAGCGGCCAAGCCAAAGCGCGCAGCGCAGCCTGCCGACAGCGACCGCGCCAAGGCAAAGCGTCTGGCCGCCAAGCTCGGCTTCACCATCGAAAGCCAATACGACACGTATATCGACGGGGGCCGTCAGTACATGTATTGGATCGACGGCGCCGACAAATACGTCGATGCGGGCGTGGTCGAGTATTCGTGCCACTACTCATGGTACGACGTCCTCGACAGCCTGCAGGCCATCGAGGCGCACAAGCCCTAAGCAATCCCCTGCAGGTTGCGCTTGAGCGCGCCACGCCAACGTGACATCGGCCCGCTCAGGGCCGTTGCCGCGTCTGACGCCATCGTCAGGCACACGGCGTCGGCAAGGTCAGGCGAGCGCAGGCCGCGCTTGCGCATGGCGTCCTTGCTCTCGGCAGCCATCTTCCCAGAGGACGTGAACGCGTAGCGGATGCCGGTCAGGTCAGCCAGCAGCTCGTCGTCGCTCGGCAGCTTGCAGCTGCGATCCTCCAGCCACGCCTTGCACTTAAACCACAGCTCCGTGCGCAAGTTGTTATACGTCTCCTTCATCGAGGGAGCCTCGGCAACGTTCACGCCGCGCACGGGGGCGCCAAGCTCGTGCATCCGGTCCACGACGCCCGACCCTATGCCAATGCTGTCGACAAGGATCTCGCTGGGCTGCTGCGACGGGGGCAGCGCATCATACTCAGCCATCACGCGGCCAACGGTCTGCATTAGATCGAGGCCGCGCCACGACTTGATCTCCGTAATCACGCTGCCCTCGCGCTTGCAGAACGCGGTGCGGTCGGTGCCAAAGCGCGCAGGGTCAATCGCCCACACGGCGCGCGTGTTAGGCGCAACCTCGATGTCGCGCCGCATCGCGGCCTCGGCCAAGTGGTACGGCACGATCGTGTCATCATCTGCCAGCGGAAACTCGCCAAGCACGCGGATGCGAAACGCGTTGCTCT